GCGATGCCAGCGGTTTTCTCTGCGGCGCCTCGCTTGACCAGCGCGTTCATGTATCGAGCGCACTGTGTCATCGACTTGCCGGTCTTCTCGGACAGCTCACGGATCGACGGGTAGTAGCCGTATTTGCGATGGAACCGCGCTATCACCAGCCGCATGTGGTGCTGCTTCGGAGTCAGCGTAACCTCAGTCATCACGCACCTCTTTGATCGTCAGGGTGTTCTGGCGCACCGTGCGGGCTGGCTTGCCCGGCGAGGCTGGCTTGGGCGGCTGCGCCTTGAACTGCCGCATCGGCCAGCGCACCGTATACTTAGTGTTGCCGACGATGCCGGTTGCCGCCTCGTGTGACCCCATAAACTCTTTCAGAGCCGCCTCAGCCTCGTCTATGTCCGCCTCGGCTGCCTTCTTCGCGTCCTTAGCATTAACTAGCTGTGCGAGCCACTCAGCCTCTGTGGCGGGCAATTCCAGCGGCGGGGCGCCGTTGTCGACCTGCGGGTAGGCGGTGTTGCCGTCCGAGCTGGACAGCACCGGATACCACTCGATGTCGCGCTTGCGACGCTCGAAGTCCTCGACCGCGTCGGTGATCTTCGCCTGCACCGCCGCGTCGGCTTGGTACAGGAAGATGCGTAGCTCTACGCCGCCGTAGAGGACGCACACAGCGCCCCAAGTGTATTTGGTGACCATTAGCTGCCCTTGAAGCTGTAGCACGCCCCTGTGAGGCGCTGGCGCGTCCTCTGGCTTGTTGCTGGTCAGCTTACTCTCCAGCACGCCGGTGCCGGTGACGAACACACGACCGTTGGGGCAGATGATGCCCTTTTCGTAATCGGTGTCGACCCAGCCGCCGACGCCAGCGTCAGCCGTGCCATCGAGCGACGCGGCAAACGGTATCTTGTCGTGGAACAGCGCGTCGTGTTCCAGCTTTAGGTCGTCGAGACCGAGGCGGTTGGCCGCCTCAGTCAAGATCATGCCTTCGAGCGCGTCGCCCCAATCGCAAGCCTCGTTGCCGTTAAACGGCTTCGGGTCGGGCTTGCCCTCGATGTCTGCCAGCACTCTTGCCAGCAGATCGTTGGGTGTGTCGTAGGGCGATGCGTTCATCAGGACAGGCAGCACTGAGCCTGTGATGATGTCGTTGGGTGTTTTTTTACCGACCATTATTTGCTCCTGAGTTCCTGTTGCTGCTTAATGCCGAAGACCTTTGGTCAAAGTCCTGACGCGATACGGGGCGACACATTGTGTAAGAGTACCCCGTCGTCGAGGTGCCACCGACACGCTTTACCAAGGCCATATTCCAGAGGCGATGCAGGTGAGCTGACACGGCGTTGTCGCTACAGTCCCTACCCCACGCACGCCACTGATCTTGCAGGTCGCTTGCCTTAAACACCTTCTGCGGGTGATACAGCTCAAGCGCAAACTTGTACAATTCCCAGCCGTCGACCTGCTTTACGACGACCTTCTTTCGCGGCATCTGCACTACCTGCGGCTGCTTCGCCTCAGCCTTAGGCTGCACTGTCGCAGACGGTATGTGCTTGCTCTCGATGTTGACGAGCCTTGCGTCGTCAACACTCTGCTTGATGATGTTTGCCAGCGTCGCTGGATTGGTACATTCGATTGTCACGATAAACTTGTCCATTGGCTATCCTTTCAAATGAACGAGTTGCAATTTGACGCCCTACTGGACGCCGCCCACCTTGACCATTAAGGCCCAGATATTCCACTCGGTCGTCACGATGTTGGTACACATCACCACCGCAAACGACACCAAAAACAACATTCCGATTATGTCTTTAATCATTGTGATCTCCATCAGGCGGGGCTGTTAAGCCGCCGCCCTTCTCAGGTTGTACTTGTCGACAAACTCGATGATCTCAAGCATGCGATCCTCGACCTCGTCCCAGCCGTAACAGCACCGGCCGTCGTTGACCGTAAACGCATCTTCATGCGCCGGGCTGTCGTTGTCTTTGACGGCGCCGTAAATGAAGTCCTCGACGCTGTTGCATACATACACCCAGCGCTGAGTGTCGCCGTGCGTCCACGACCGCTCTACGTCGTAGCCGAGGCCAATGTCGGCGTTCTCAGCCACGAGCTTGCGTACACGGTTGTACGACGAGTGCGACTTGCGGCACTTCGGCGTCTCAATTACCGGGACGCGGATCTTGCCGTCCTCGGCAATCGGTGTCAGCTCGTACACGTCACTGACGCGGGCGCGGCGCTTAACGCGCTTGTCGCGCACGCTGACCAGCTCTTTGACGATGCCGCAGATATACCGGCGACCGGTGATGATCTGCCAGTGGTTGCCAGCGACGACCAGAAACACACGACCGGCGGTGCGCTCGTCGACTGTGCCTTTGAGCCAGCCAGCCAGCGTCGGCCTCTTGCTGTCGGTGATGCCGTATGACACGCGGCTCATTCTGATGCCCAGCTCTTTGTAGGCCATCTGGATCTGGTAGTTGCTGGTGCCGCGCACTGCATGCACATGCGGAAACAGTGACCGGATCAGTCGAGACGCGTCACCGGTGGTGATGCCCGACATGATCGACAGCACGGCCGGGCCGCAGTAGCGGTTTCTGTCGCGCTTGGCTGTGCCGTGGTTAACGGGGCGCACTTTGAAGGCGGCGATTTTTTTAGCGATGATTGTCATATCAATTCTCCCTTGGTTGGGGCGGGGCTGTTAAGCCGCCGCCCTAATTGCTATTTAAGCTGACTTGAACCATTCGTTGAAGTCGTCACGGATTGCGTTAAGAATGTTATCGTTCTGCGATGCGGCTGGCTTGTAGTAATTCCGATAGAAATCGGTGTAGCCATTTTCATCTGTGCAATCACCCATATCCATCACGCGATTATTTTCTTTGACAGCTTCAAGCCGATTGATGATCCGATCAATTTGTACGTTGTCCATATCCATTTTAGTCTCCCTTGCTTGGGACGGGGCTGTTAAGCCGCCGCCTTAATTTCGTTAAAAGCACTCTCAGAAATAGTCACCGCAATCATCGGCAAAAACCCTTTGCGTGGGTCTGTCATCGTGTCGTATTCGTCAGTGATTAAAGCGCCCTTTTGAATGAGGCTTGAAACAACGCCGCGATAAACTTTCGGATCAAGGCTGTTCTTAGAAAAAATTGTGCCGCATTGACCAGAGCCATCTGTGGTCAGCTCAAAAGTATCTGGGTGAGCGTAACCGTCTTCATCGTACCAAGCGCCGTCACCAAGCTCGATATGGTTGTTGGCGAGGATGTTAAGAACGGTCATTTCCATTTCAGTGTAAGCAGTCATTTTAGTCTCCCTTGTTAAATTTACCTGTTTTGTGCCTCTCGACTATTTGAATATGGGGGTTATATTCAGATACGTCAAGTGTTGTATTTAATGAATATTGAAAAAATATCAAAAAAATAGCACTATGCCTTTAATCGCCCATAGAAGCTCACTGACGGGCTTTGGGTATTTTGGGGCATGTTAGTACCAAAAAGTTGCCAGCGGCGTTTTTAGCTTCCAGCAACGATCACAGAAGGGATTACAAAATGTCTGAAATCAAGCCAGTTTTGCTTCGGCTCAGAACCTCGACCATCGAGGCGTTAAAAAATGAGCTGGAATTATCGGCTCACCGGTCACAGTCGTCGCTGGCGGATGAGATGCTCGCGGCACAAATCGCCAGCAAGATCCGGCAGCGCAGTGTGCAGTCGTCGCTCGACGGTCACGCCGGGCGTGCCGGTTTGGAGAAGCTGGGCTGATGCGCGCCGGTGGTGGACGTGCAAAAGGAGCGAGTTTCGAGCGCGATGTCTGTAAGCTGGTTGAGCAAGCCACATCTCGCAAATTACGAAGACGCCTATCGCAATATCAGGAAAAAGATTTAAGCGATCTCGAACCGGCCGACGGCAAGCCATTTCCGTTCCTGATCGAGTGCAAGCGTTACGCCAGCGGCGTGTCGCCAAAGTGGTGGGATCAAATCGTCACAGCGGCTCGGTCTGCGGCCAACGTCGACGACGCCCTGCCGTGCCTGATTTACAAGCTCGACTTCCAGCCGATACAGGTGCGCCTGCCGGTGCAGGCGCTGGTGATGCTGGGCGCAC